CTGACTGATTGTTATAATATAAGCAAAAATAGTGATTTAAACATATCAGATTTGGATAAAGGCAAGTGTGTGAAAAGATTTTCTGCATTATATGGCTAATCACTTTTTCTTCTTTGCTGAATCAGAAGACTTCTTGTCAAACTTGTTCTTATTTTCCCTTGCAATTGTGAGATCAATATTTTTATTCTCACGGAGTATTGCAAGTTTATCTCTCTCAACTTGGAGTTTCTCTTTTCCCAGAGCAACTTTATTTGACTCTTTTGTCTGGTCAAGATTCATGATCTGCCCAAATTCATCTGAGCTCTTGATTTGCTCCATTGTATCAGTGAAATCACTCTGCAGATTCTGATTAATATCCTGCATTGCACCATAGCCGGCAGCACGGATTTCAGCAACAAGAACATCTTTTCTACGATTCTTTTCTGCCTCAAGTACATCAGAATCAATTTGCATCTGTTTCTCCTTGGTACGTTGCTCAATTTCCATCTGCTTCATCTTCTCCTCATGATCACGTTCTTCTGCACGTAGATCTTGTGTTTTCTTATCAATGTTTTTCAGTACAGTGTTAAGCTGACCAAGTGAATTTGCTTGAACAATGTTTCCAAGATCGTAGATGGTTGCTCCGGTTGTATTATTCTCAGTTGCAAGTTTCTTCATATTCTCAACCACAGCTCTGTGATTTGCCTTGGTAGTGGCAAACACATTGATATCGCGGAGCATTAAATCAGTGCCTTGTACCTGGAAGAATACACGTTCATCATTGCTGTTCATGTACTGTAACCGGTTCGAAGGATTCTTTGCCTGATAGTACTGAGCAAGATCTGTTCTCATCTCGTGTACGCGAGGCATTAAATAATCTGAGTGCTGAATGAAATACATTTCAGTCTGTGCATAAGATCCGGCAACAGCTTGCTCTATACCCTTAGCAGTTTCAGTCTGACCAATCTGTTGTCCCATACGCTGGGGTGTAATACCAATAACTTCGAATGCCTGTTGCTTGAAGAAATTTGCAAGCTGAATACGAGACATTATACGGCTGGTTTGTTCAAGATTCAACTGTTGAAAATGCTGGAAATTTGTTGCATTTTCTGTGTTAGCAATACTGGTGTCTAAGGGTAGCATTTGAAAATTCTTCATTGCTACAAAAGCCTTGGCAAAATTATTCTTGCCCCAGTCTTCTCCCATAGAATGGCGGGGAAGTGCATTCTGATCTAACACAATGACTGTCCCCAGCTCATCCACGAGAATGTCCGCTATCTGGTTGTTCACCATGTTGTAGCCGATCTGGAAGGGTTTCATTAAATCCACAAGTGAGGTTGATCGCGTATTCCGATCACTGAATACCGAGCCCTCGACTGGGAGTTTGCAACCATAGAGAGTGCTATCACCTTTGAACTGAAACTTCAGCGGTCCAATATGATTTTCATTAATACCAATGTAAAGGGGACTTACACCACTTGGGTTATTCATTCCCCAGAAACTCGGACGATTTGGTCCGATCTTGAGTCCGCCCCAGGTCTGGTTAATCCAGATCCAATCAATGTGTTCACCAAAGATGAGATTGTCTTTAGTCTTATTTCTGAAGAGCTGTGTATTGTAGAGAGGTTTATCAGTAACAAGGTATGACTCATCTACGATCGTAGTCTGAACTTCACCTTCTTCAGTAACTCTTGTAAGGTGTCCTACCTTTCTCTGAGATTTCCAATAGCATGTAGTAACACGCAACATGTAAGCCATTCCGATATCAGCAAAATCCTCACCCTCACTCATAACCCAATTCACTACATCAGCTGTAGGATTAGATGAATTATCATACATGGATAAGAACTGGCGCATTGCCAAGGATGGCATTTTTGTATTCCAGTCGTGAGACTTGGTAGCATCATAATAGGATCCATCATTCTGATAACCTTGTAGCGGGTAACCGGCAGAACGTACCGGATAAATAGCCTCGAGAGACTCCAACTGATCTTCAGTCATCAACCAACCGTATTTGTCAACAACATCCGATACGGTCATCATGTCAATCTTTCCTGCCCAATTTCCTTGTGAGGTATAACGGACATCAGGTGATTTGTGATAGAAGGTTAGCACCGGATTCCAGAGTTCCACATCATAATCATCTTCTCCCATGCGGAAGTGCCAGAATTCACGATCTGTGATCAAACTATCCCGGAACGCCCTTTCTTCCAACTCATCCATTCTGAAGCGCTCCTGATCGATCTCATGCTGTTTAGCGGCCCATTGTTCAGCAATCCCCCGATAACTTTTAGTATAGAAGTCCTGAATTTCCGGTAAACGCTGCATAGCCTCAGGAGAAGTCTGCTGTTGTAATTGTTGTTGCATCTCCGGATCATTAGGATCTGCACCCATTTCAAGCATCTTGGTGATAATCTTATTCGAAGCATCCTGAACAAGCACATCTTCAATGGCTTGGCGCTTCTGTTCCATGACCTCGTTGTAGGAGTAATCATCTACAGCACGATAGCTGATTGAGGCATTGCGTTTTGCAAACTCACTCACTAAGACATTTATGACATTGGGAATGATGGGATAAAACTTGAGTTCTAAAGCACTTGAATCGTCTTCAACAAGAGTTTCCATCAATTCCCGGTACTCATTGTCATTTTCAACAATATAATCCGTTTTGTCAATCTGACCTTTGCCAAGCTTATAGTTCTTCATGAGCCTGCGAGCATTTCTACGGATCTGTTTAAGACCTTGCCATTCTAGCCAATCCATATTCCAGGCACCCCATTCCGGGTCTTTTTCTTCACGAGGCAAAAACTGAATAGGCTGGGTAAGAGTAGTCATCCGATTATAATCGGCCTTTCTTCCACTCTTCAATTGCATTGCATTTAATATTTCCATGATGCTATCTTATATTTTTGAACGGACTGCGTGGAGGTCTTTTGTTACTATCATGTGATCCGCCCATCCCAATATGGCGGAACGGACTGTTACTCAATTTAGTCAATTTCGGGGACTTTTGCAAGTGTTTATTATCAGCGTAGTCAACACGCTTCTTGTATCCCCGGTTTGCTTGCTGGATTTTCGCAAAAGCTACAAGTGCTGCAAGTGCAACTAATCTATCCACGTTGACCTTCTCCTGATAGGCTTCCATTTCAACCATAGCCATCAGGTCTGGGATACGCTCAATACCGTATGTGACTTTTACGATCGTACCATCCTCCTTGGTTTCAACGTCTAACTCTTCCTTGAGGAATTCAATAAGGTAACTCAGCAGGTGAGTCTTGAAAAGGGTACCGGTATTCTTCCAACCATACTCCTGAAACACATTGTTGTTGCTGCCCAGATCTTTGAGGAATAGAATTTGACTTTTTGGAACCAGGTACTTTTGCTTCTTCCGGTGAATCATGTGCTGGATGAAAAGGGAAATGTTATTCTCCACTACAGTCCAAGCATTGTATATTTCAATGAGAAGTTCTAGCCTCTCATGTGTTTTGGTAATGTCATCAAATCGACCACACCAACTGGCAACAATTTTGTCACGCTCAATTGAATTTTCACTGGTACCATCGGCATTGATCTTGGTAACCTCTACAGGATTCTTGTAGATGTAAATACTACACAGAGATTCTGAGGTGGTGGTCTTTCCTTCACTCACCGGGTCAATGGAAGCATAGTATGTACCAAAGTCCATATTCTTGTCCGGCCGTTCATAAATTACAATAGTACCGGTCTTATCTTCAGTCTTCTTGGTTATAGGAAATTCCGTAATGGGAAGCTTGCTTGTTCCTCTGAATTCAGGAGTACCCTCTGCATTACGGTAAATATCCACAAATTCATACGAGTACTCTTTTTCCTGGATCCGCTTTTTCTGGGCTCCAACTAATGCTTGGGGAAAAATGGAAACCTTTCGGTAAGCAAAAGCTTCCATGATGTTCTTGGGATGCTGTGAAATTCGAAGCTGATACTTTTCAGCTGAGAGATCTTTTTTCCACTTTGCACGTAATTCATCAATGGCTACAACAGCTTCTGCAACAAGAGAGTTTCCAAATTCATCAATGAATGGTGGCATTGACCACTGCTCAGGAATAAATAGACCTGAGGTACCTACTGTACCCTCAGCATCAATCAAATCTGTTTCAACAGGATAGATTTCATTTACCTCGGGGTAGAGGATCATTTGCTTCAGTGGTTCACACTGATCCAAATCACCCACTGAGCCCGATGCAATAAAGAGACCGGTGGTGATCATACCTGATTTCATAGCAGGGAACAGATACTCAACAGTAACATCCATTGTTGGAGCTACCCCAGCTTCTTCATAGTAGAACACTGTACATGGACCTCCGACACCCTTAGTGTCACTCTGTTCAAATGACATTCCTTGTAGAGTTCCTTTCAGACCAACTTCTCGGACTTTATTCCCAACTTTTTCTTCAATCTTCTGTTGCCACATAGGGAAACCTTTGGGATTGAATGGTCTCTGCCATGCGGTATGTTCATTGAGAAACTCACGATACTCCTCAAGAAATTTCCAGCTTCCCTCAATGTTGATATAGTTTTTCAGAGAAGCTCCCATCTTAAGAACCGGTGTCTCCTCAAACCAAATCTGATTGATCAGTACAGCGCAATGGAAATAGGAAGATGCAATCTGACGCTTCTTGAGAATAGCTACATGCAAGTAATGAAGTTCAGCCAGCAAATCATAAAGTGCCATGTGATATTGCACGTCCCGGATTGATGGGAAATCAAACTTTTTCTGTTCTTTGTCATTGATTCGGAGAAAGTTTACCCACATGTAGTATGCACGCGTGAGATACCAAGTCTTACCGTTGCTGTGGAAAATGACGCCTACTCTGTTTTTTCTCTTCTCAAAATCCCAGTATGTCTTGAAATCCTTGCTGAGATACGGAGC